GTTTTCCACTTGGAACTAATTAATCCCATATATCAAGTTAATGGGGAGACCCCACACCCCCTTGTTGTTAAATGCGAATATCTGCATCACTAGCCGGATCAATTTTGCCCGTACCTAAACCACTGTAAACTATTTACTCCTGCAGGTATGCAGCGACACTTCCAAACGTCCTCACCCGCACTAGGAAACGTAAACACTCCGCTCTAATAACGCCAAGTGCTGGAGTCTGAACCGCTATGCTCTCAGCCACAAGCGTACCGGATAACATTCAGGAACGAAATGTATATACACTTTCTATACTTGCTAGTAGTGCAGGATATAAAAATGACTACTAGACGCTCAAAATTGCCCCTTAAATCCATTTTGAAAGTATACCGATAGATTTATGACCGTATACCCATATTCACAAAATTTAGAGTTATAGCAAGCATTGGAAACATACCCCCACTGTTTCCGCTTATAAACCGCCTTTTTTATTTCGACACTCATGCGGGGCCCCTCCTCATCGGCCTCCCCGCACGAGCCTCTCGAAAATAAAAAAGGCTAGGTTATTAGCCTAGCCTGTGTTACGTAATATTTACACTGTAATACACTATGTAATACAAGGACATTACACATGTAATATAATAATATTACATTCAATCGTCTTCTACTTCACAGTCCACCAACTGTACCGCACGATTTGCCCCATGAATAACAATATCGCCTGTTTTTTCGTCCTTAAAAACACATATCATATTAACCGCCATAACGTCCATAAACTCATTTAACAACATTTCAAACACTGCAACATCAGTAAATTTCCCATTCATAATAGGTGCATTAAACATAGCAATACACTCTCCATTCTAAAATTTTATTTTCAAAACATAGAATGTGATGGTATAATCTATCTATCGTGGATAGACTACACAAACACATTATCAAGGAACATTTTGTCGAATTCATCATCGAGCAAAGTACCTTGAGTGTTAAGTACTACAGAAGGATTTAAATACTTTTCAGTATCGGTTGTTGTTACACTTGTCCGGGTGTATTCAACAACTTTTTTTATCCTTCTCAGAAACGCATGCCACGTCTCACGATGTTCCGTTTGAATACTTTCATACTGACACTTTAAATCAACGTTGCTAATCAAATAAACTTTCGTATAACACGCTATTTTGTTGGCATAACGGCATGGCAACTCTAAGGGATAACCATCTAAATAATTAAGCATGTCCTGTATTTTCAGACTGCTTCTAAACTCCTCGAAAGCAATAACGTCTTGCCCCTTATAACCATCAAACGGATGTTCATAATCAGTTACTCTAAACACATTTGAATAACCATATGTTTCCATTACTCCCCTTGTTTTGCCTGTACCTGTTTCACCGAATACATACACCACCTCCACATCTCTGAAATTGTCTTTAAACTGATTTTCACGCACTATCTGCCTAGCACGTTCCACCTTGTCCATATTAAGCAAATAAGACGGATTTTCTTCAAGAATGTCATAGTTACTCATACCCTGCTTAATCATGTCATACAAGTCATTTAAATCGTTCCTTGCCCCTTGTCGTTCTACAGGCATTTCACCATATTCCTCATGTGTATCTCTTAAATTTGTATCACCTTTTTTATCGTTAAACCACTTACCCTCTTTGAACACATAATCTTTATTTTCTTGACTTGTACCCCTAGCCATTTCAAAATGAGCAACTTCAAATTTTGTCTTTAAAGTACTGAAACGTACCGCATTACTAAAAGCTATGTATATATGCGTATGATATGTACCCTCCTCACCTCCTACCTCATCAGCCATACACCAATAAACTAACTGTTTTAAATTAGACAACCTCAGTTTTAACTCTTCATGAATCAGCCCCTTTTCTACAGGATTATTTATTGTCAATTGCCACTTTCTACTCCTTGTATCATTATTCACTTTATCCCCCCTTTTTGGCACAGAAGTTATATTGGCACAACTAAATGGCACAACTTTGGCACAATTATAAACACAACAAAATCAACGCTTACACTCAATTTGGCACATGGCACGTATGTTGCTAAAGGTAATACTAGCCTTTAGCAACTTAAAATTAGAGTTAAATTTGCGTTAAGTCACCAAAAGCCACCGTCCGCGCTTTCGCTTGCGGAACGGTCGGCTTGCTTGCTTGACTATTCTCCGCAATTTAGACACCTTTATTTTGCGAACCTATAGGCAATTGCTTTAACTCTTCAAGCATTTTAGCCAATGTACCCATGTTTCCCATAGCCTTTACACTTTCTTGTTGTTGCCTATGTTGAGCTATAATCATGCTTATAAAGCCACCCATGCTTATACCATACAACTCAGCCTGTTCCACACAATATTGTTTTAAACTCTCTTCAAGCTGTAAATTAACACGCAATTTTACCATTTTTAAACCTCCTTTACATCACTTTAACATAATATTAATACTAATAATACACAAAGTCAACCATTTTATACCAAATAAAGTTTTCCACTTATCCACAGGAAATATATATCAATATGCTATCTGTACTCCTGTATTACTAGGCAGGAGTTTTCCACTTGGAACTAATTAATCCCATATATCAAGTTAATGGGGAGACCCCACACCCCCTTGTTGTTAAATGCGAATATCTGCATCACTAGC